GGACTTACGTATATTATCCCTGATGGAGATGATCCAAAGCCTTGTAATATATTTGTAGGGGTTGATCCTGCTACAGATTCTGCTAGAAGAAATTCTGACTATAGCGTAATATTAGCTGTAGCAGTTACCCCAGATAATAACATATATATATTAGACTATATAAGAAATAGAACTCTTCCAGTATTAGGGATACCTGGAACTGATAAGAAGGGAATAGTTGATTATATATTTGATTATGCTAAATTTTATAAACCGACATTATTTACAATTGAAGACACAACAATGTCTAAGCCTATATTCCAAGCTATAAGAGCTGAGATGAGAAGGCGAAATGAATTTACTATACCATTTAAAGAAGAAAAGCCTGGAAATAGAATGAGCAAAAGAGATAGGATTCAGGAGATTTTAGCTCAAAGATTTGCAGTAGGTCAAGTTCATATAAAGAAAACTCAATATGATTTACATAGAGAGATAATGACATTTGGCCCTCGTATGGCTCATGATGATACTATAGATGCTTTAGCTTATGCATGTAAGTATTCTCATCCTCCACAAGGAATGCATCAATCTAAAGATGGATGGTATAAACAAAAACCTCAAGCAAAAAATTGGATAACCGCATGATAAAGTTTCTTATATTTACAGCATTGCTAAATCCCGAATTTTCGGAATCAGCATATATAAAGTCCGAATTTTCGGAAATACAAAAAACTTATAGAAAGCGTAAAGGCAAGGGTAATAGAGGTCGAAGACGTGGTGGTAGAGGATTAAGATAATGAAAAAAGTAAAAGAAATTATGGCTGAAATGCTGACTGAATGGTTGTTTAGGGACTTTGGTCTTTTGATCGACGAACCCACACAAGAAGATATAGAAAAAAAATTAGAAGAGTACAAAGAAGAACCACATAATGAATTGTAAATATATTAAATATATTATTAGGAGCTTCAGTATTAATTATTAACTGGTATGGAGATCGAATAACTGATGATTGTCCACAGGCTGAGTACGCCTGTCCAAAAATTTGTGACGTAGATCACATTCATTTACCAAAAGAGGAATGTATAAATGGCAAAAGCAAAGAAAAAAGTAGACCAAGTAAGACAATTGTTCCATCTAGCAGACAACACTACTAGACGGCAATGGCAAAAAATAAATCAAAAAGGGTATGAGTTTGCACATGATGAGCAATTAGCTGCTAATGATAAAGAGTCTTTAGAAGAACAGGGCATGCCTACATTTACTATTAACAGGATATTGCCTGTAGTAGAAATGTTGAATTTTTATGCAACTGCTAAGAATCCTAGATGGCAAGCTATTGGAGTTGAAGGTAGCGATGCTGATGTAGCATCTGTGCTTTCTGACCTTACAGATTATGTATGGCATAACTCAAATGGCTCTACTCTGTATACAAATGCTATAAATGATTCTGTAACAAAGGGTATTGGATATTTACTTGTAAGTGTTGATAAAGATGCTGACAATGGTTTAGGTGAAGTTGTAATACAGCAGCCAGAACCATTTGATGTTTATATAGATCCTAAATCAAGAGATATGTTATTTAGTGATGCTGCTTATATAATGATTAGAAAAGTTCTTCCTAAAAATCATTTAATGAAGATATTCCCTGATCAAAAAAGAAAGATATCTCAATCTAATAGTAACGAACAGCATTATAGTAGCTATTCTACAAGATCTGTGGGAGATGATGATCAAAAGTTATTTGCATATAATGATACTCAAGATGAGGACTGGGCAATAAAGCCTACTGGTGAAATGGATCAACTGGTAGAGTTCTTTGAAATATATGAAAAGATTAAAATGTCTTATATAAGTCTATTCTATCGTATACCGCCAGATCCAGAACAATTAAAGCAATTAAAACAGCAATGCGATGTTATGGTTCAGGAGATGCAAGCTGAAGCTGAAGTTGAGATGCTAGAACAGCAAAGACAAATGCAAGAGGCAGTGCAGAAAGGTGAAATGTTGCCTGAGCGTTTTGAGCTTGAGATGCAAAAAGCGCAACAGATGATGCAACAGCAATTAGCTGCATATGAGCAAGAATGTATGAGTAAACTTCAAGCAGAAGCATCTAAGATTGAAAATAAAATAGTTACTGAAAAAGAATTTAATATATTGATAAAAGATCCACAAATAGCTAAGAATGTTGTGGACAAGGTTCAATTTTATTCTTCAAGAATTAAGCAAACTTGCGTTGCGGGCGATAAGCTGTTATATGAAACAACTCTCCCCGATACAATCACTGAGTACCCTATTATTCCATTTCATTTTAAATGGACAGGTACTCCTTATCCTATATCAGCTGTATCGCCCTTAATTGGAAAACAGCAGGAGATTAATAAAGCTCATCAAATCATGGTGCATAATGCTTCGTTAGGTTCTAGTTTAAGATGGATGTATGAAGAAGGGTCTATTGATGCAGAGACTTGGGAAAAGTATTCTTCAAGCCCTGGAGCTTTACTACCTATCAGGCCTGGAGTTGAAAGACCTACGCCTGTTATGCCTGCTCCATTATCAAGTGCATTTTTTCAAATTGTTCAACAAGGCAAGAATGATATGGAATATTTAGCAGGAATATATAGTTCTATGATGGGAGATAGTTCTCAGGCAGGTGAAACATATAGGGGTATGTTAGCTTTAGACGAATATGGTACTAGGAGGATAAAGCAATGGATGACCACTTCAATTGAACCTGCATTGAGGCAATTAGGAAAGTCAGTATTACAGTTTTCCCAAGCTACTTATACTGCTTATAAGAGATTTAGATTAATACAACCTTCATCTCTTCAAGAAGAAAAAGAACAGGAAATTAATATCCCTATTTATAATGACATGGGAGAAGCTATTGGAAAATCAATGGACATTGAAACTTTAAAATATGATGTTAGAGTTGTTCAAGGGTCTACTCTTCCAGTTAATAGATGGGCTTATTTAGAAGAGCTAAAACAGTTAATGCAACTTGGAGTTGTAGATGATATTGCTGTATTAGCAGAAACTGATATTAAAAATAAGGAAAACATTGCAAAAAGAAAATCGTTATACTCACAATTACAAGGCCAAGTACAACAATTATCCGAAGCTATTAAGGATAAGGAAGGTACTATTGAAACACTTGAAAGACAGTTGGTACAAGCTGGTATCAAGCAAAAAGTAATGCAAGCTGATATAGAAATAAATAAAAAGAAAGAAGAGGTTAAGTCTCAAATGGGCAAACAGTTTGTTGAGACTGAAGGAAAGCAAAAATTATTGCGGAATGTAATGGCTAATAATGTAGAGTCTCAGAAACAGCAAGCAGCCAATATGTTACAGTCTGCAAAAAATAGTTTGGATAGTAAGAACGACAATAGTTAAGCTATCCACATTGACATAAACCCAAATAAGGAGAAAAGATGACAGATACAGCTGAAAGTCAAGGTAACCCTGAAATTGGAATGCAAGCAGATTCTTTTGAAGCTGCTGAAGCACAATCCAATGAAGGCTCTGAGGCTTTTTTCAATGATCTAGAACAGCAAGTCAATGGTGGTATCATAGATGAAACCGCTGAGGTAACCCAACAAGAAATAAGTGGCTCCGAACAGGTAACCCACAATACACAAAGCGTTGGCTCCGAGAATGTGGAAACTCCAACAGATGACGGCACTGATTGGAAGAAAAGATACGAAGACTCTAGTAGAGAGGCCGTTAAATTGTCTGAACAGTATAGAAGTGTTGAACCTTTTGTACCTGTTTTAGAGGCAATGAAGAACGATAGTGGATTAGTGGATCATGTACGGGATTACTTAAAAAATGGTGGAAAACCTGCACAGTCAGTTCAAGAACAATTAGGGCTTGATGAAGACTTTGTGTTTGACGCTAATGATATAGCAGATCCTGATTCGGATAGTGCTAAAGTAATGAATGCTCATGTAGATACAATGGTGCAAAAGCGTGTTGGACAAATGCTTAATGTTGAAAAACAAAGAGCTCAACAAATGCAACAAGCTCAAGCCAGAGTAGCTGAAGAAAAAGCATTTATGCAAAAGAACAATATGAATCAAGATCAATTTAATGCTTTTAAAGAAAAGGCACAACAGCATGTTATGACTTTAGATGATGTAAATTATTTACTGAATCGAAATCAAAATAATACTAATGTAGCTAATTCTACAAAGGCAGAAATGTTAAATCAAATGAAGAATGTCCGTAATATGCCTACTTCCGCATCGGGAGCGAACAGTCAAGGTCAGCAGAGATCAGAATCAGACGAAGTGTTTGATTTGATAAATGGCTTTGATAATGATGTAGATAACTTGTTCGGTTAGGCTTATAAAAATTTTATAGTCTATCCGATTTAATAAATAAATAGGAGATAGACAGATGTCTGATATTCTTAACGTAACAGGTAGTAATTATACTACCGAACCTACGGTCTCAAGAGGGTCAGCTGCTTCTACAGGAGCTTTACGCAGAAAGTATAATTTTGGCGATAAAGTTTCTGAATTAGCCTTAGCTCAAGACCCATTCTTTAGATTCGTAAGCATGGTTTCTAAAAAACCAACAGATGATCCAACTTTCAAATTTACTGAAAAGCGTTCATCTTACACAAAAAGATATGCTTATTTAGCTGAATACAGTGAAGCTGGTATTGCAGTACCTGGAACTAATCCAGATAATGCAGATACTTCTGCAGCTGCTACAGCTAATTCAAGCATATATTCGTTTAAATTCTTTACTGATTACTCTAGTAATGGTAATTTGCAAAATGTTAAAGGACAGACTTGCACTTATTATGATGGGGTATCAGGAACTCAACCTCAATTCTTTATTCCAGGGCAAATTATTAAAATTAATAAAGCGCCTACTGGTGGAGCATTTACAGCAGCTACAAATGATGGCTACACATTATGGAAAGTTAATACTGTTGATTTAGATAGTGCTAGCAATCATGCCGTAGTTAATGCAACATGTGTTAAAGGTACTTCTGCAGTATTTAGAATGCCTGATGGCGATGATGTAGTAGGATCTGCAATAGAAGCTAAATCTCAAGAAGATCTTGAGCCATTTAAATGCTATGTAGTAGGTACTGCTTTTGCTGCTGGCTCTGGTTATCCAGAAACTTGGAATGATCAGCCATATAGCACTTCAACAGGTCAGACTCAAATATTCAAAACATCTTGTGTTATGAATAATACTGATCGTGCAACAGTGCTTAAATATGAAGGTAATGAGTGGGCACGTATCTGGAAAGAAAAGTTAATTGAGCATAAATGGGATATTGAAAATGCTCTTCTATTTGGAACTCAAAATTCAACAGCTCAAACTACTCAAGGAGCTGTAGATTTTATTAGTACATATGGAAATAGCTTTAGTCTTCCTGTAGCGACTAAATCTCAAGATTCATTTCTTGACGATATGTCTGCAATGTTAGATCCAAGATATAATAATGCTTCTTCAACTGTATTTTTCTGTTCTACAGGAGTATATAATTGGTTGCATAAACTATCTGGATACTTTGCTAACAATATTGGTATGGTTGAACCTGGAGCTACATCTCCTCAGCAAGGCGATACAGCTCTTGGCCGTGCTAATTTTGCAATGAATGGCAAGAAAAAAGTATTCGGTATTGATATTACAAGTATATCAACTGTGTATGGAGATATGAATATTGCACGTAATGTACATCTTGATGGAACTAATGTTGCAATGTTGGGCATTAATATGAAATATTGTGCTTATCGTCCATTAGTTGGCAATGGTATTAATCGTGATACTGGAATCTACGTAGGAGTTCAAACTTTAGAGAACTCTGGGGTCGATCGTAGAGTAGATCAAATCTTAACAGAAGCTGGGTTGGAACTATGTTGTCCTGAAACTCACGCTATCTGGACTAATTCATAAGGAGAATAATTATGGCAATTCCTCAATATAATCAAGAAGGCCAAGGAAAGGCAATGGATCAATTAGCTCCTAATGGAGTTAGGGTTCAAGAAGCTGTAAGTAAAACGCTAGCTGCTTCAGAAAGTGGAACTATATGGCATATTGGAGCAGGGGGAGCAGTTGATTTTGTTCTTCCAGCTGCAAATACTGCAAATATAGGTGTTACATACACTTTTGTATGGAGCGCTGCTGAAACTGATGCTATAACTATAACTACTGCAGATACTACTGACACTACTGGAGACATGTTCCTTGGAGGTGTTTTGTTTTGTGCTGCAGCAGCAGTTAATACAGTAGCTCAATTTGCTGCTGACTCATGCAAATTAACTTTTGACGACAATGTTGCAAATACAGGTGGTGGCCCTGGTACATGGGTTGAAATTACATGTATTGCAGACGCTAAATGGTTTGTTCGTGGCATGGTTGAAGGTGATTCTGACGCTGATGGTGTTGGAAGTGCAATAGCCTCTGACGTTGATTAATAGTTAACTAAAATCGTTCACTCCCTCTGTAGAGATGTGGGGTCTCTTCTAGGGGGAGTGGACACCTTAGGAATAATAAATGGCAACTTTTCAAGAACAGGTTCAAGATTTAACTTCGCTCACAGTATCTGATACTGATGAGCTTTCGCAGTTTTTAAAAGATGGTGTGATAGATGTTACTAATAAGTGGTTAGCTATTAGACCTCAAGATGCAGACATGTTTATGGCTTCTACAGCCGAACAAACATCTAATGGTGCTGATTTAAATGGAGCTAAAATTGTTACTGTTGTCCGTGAAGATGGCACTAATAATCAATGGAGAAAGTGCAGAAAAATATCTTTAGGATTACAATATGATGTTACAGATCCAGATAGTTTAAATTATGCTTCTGCAATAAATCCTGCATACATGCAAGATGAAGATGGGAAGATTAGTGTATTTCCAGTACCTGGATCAGATCCAAATGCTTATAAGATATATTATGTAAATAATACTCCTGTAGATGCAAGTGGATCAGCATTAGCTTATAATGATACTGATATAAAATACTTTCCAAGTGATAAAATTTATTTAGTAACAATTTATGCATCAATGAGATTGGTGCAAGCAACTATAGGTGGAATAGCTAATTTATCAATTACAGCTGTGCCGCCTGATGTTCCTTCTGCGCCTAGCTTTGCAGGAGCAACTGTGACATTGGAAACAGCTGGTAGCTTAGGAACTGCTCCTACTTATACAGCGCCTGTAGTAACAGGAGACACTCAAGAAATTACTGGGACAATTGTAGCAGGTGCCGCTGGAACTGCAGCAGATCAGGTTAACTTTAATCACTGGTACGATGTACTTGCAGACCTAATAGAAACAGAAGAAGATACGGAATTGGCAGCAGCTCAAATACAAAAAATTAATTCATATATAGGAGCATATCAAGCTGCTATACAGAATCAACTAAATATATTTAATGATGCTAATGTTGAATATCAATCCACAGTACAAGAGGCTTTACAAGAACTTCAAGTAGCATCAGCAAAAGCTCAAAAAGATGCAGATTTAGAGCAACAAAAGCAAATAGCAGAATATAGTAGTAAATTGCAAAGATTTCAAAATGAAATAGCTGCATATCAAGCAGATATTGCAGGACAAGTTCAGGAACATGGTGCAAAGATGCAAGGATTACAAGCTCAGTATAATACATTAAGACAGCAGTATACTGAAGCATTTGGTATAGCTGCCCCTAAGCAACCTCAAGGAGCTAGGTAATGGCTACTACTTATAGAGTAAGATATAAAAATCATGCTACACCTCAAGAGCAACATAGTGCTGGAGATAGATATTATTTAGATAGTGATGCTGGTAAAAAGTTTTCAGGAACTGCAGATATAACTCCTGGCTCTACTGGAACTTTAACAACTGCACAAACTGTAGATAGTACTCCTGCAACAGGAGATATTATAGCAGCCAATAAAGATTTTGTATATATTAAAAATACTGGTTCTACAGATATACTTATTTCTTTGGATGATTCTGGTCTTGCAGGAGGTGGCTCCTCTAATGGTAATTATTTAATAGTATTGTCAGAGGGAGAAGCTTTTGCTTCAGAAATTAGTACATCTGCTAATATATTTGCAAAAACAGCAAGTGGAACTTCTACAATAGAATATTACGTGACAACATAATGCCAAGCGGAAGAAGAATCATATTCAGTACTTATGTAATACCAACTCAAATTAAAGAGATGGAAGAAACAGCTATTACCCATGAAGAGTTTCAAGCTAATGTAGGTAAAACATTAGGCGGTAAAGGGACTGCTATTATAAATAAATCTCAATGGGGTGATAAATGGACTTCAGCTACTCATGGAGAAATGAATAAATGGGAAGAGTTTACAGATGTCAATTGGGAAGACGTGTTATTATATCCAACTAAAAGCGGAAGACTTTCATTAAGTGATTCTCCTACTCAAATAGCTTCTAATTCCGAGGGTACTGATTGTGCTTTTTTATATATAAAGAATTTAGGATTAGTAAATGAAGTATTATTATCATTAAATGGAATAAGTGGTAATTATTATATTATTATTCCCCCTGAAGGAAGTATAAATATTAGAGGTGCTAGAGCAGGTGTAGATGATCCTCTTGATTGTAATGACATTTATGTAAAGTGTAGTTCAGGTGAAACTACAGAAATAGAATATTTAATAGCAAAAGAATAACGCATTAGTAAGGATATCTGAAATGGCAACAAATATAAAAGGCGCAACAATAGCATCAACATACGATAGGATAGTTGTAGTAGATGATGATGGTGTAGATATAGGTAGTGGCACTGCTACCAAGAATATAGAAATACAGACTGCTTCTGGGGTTTCTACGGGAACTCCTTTGCATATTTCAACAGATAGAGTTGGTATTGGAACTGCAACTCCTGCAACTGCTTTTCATATAAAAAATGATAGTGGTATAAGGCTTAGGCTTGAAGGTGATAGTACGTTTTTTGACCTTTATAAAGTAGATAATGCTGAAAAAATGCAAATAGAATCTGATAGTGGCTATGTGCATGTATGTTGTGATGGTGCAAATTCAAGAGTTGGTATTGGAACTAATGCTCCAAGTTATCCTCTTCATACGAGTTCAGCGTTAGAAGATGTTGCTGCTTTCACTTCTTCTGATGATTGTGCTAGAATTATAATACAAGATGATGCAGATACTTTTTATATAGGAACATCTCATGATAATAACTGTGGCTTTATAGGTTATGTAGCATCTGATGGAACGGCAACTGGTAATTTAAATATTAATAGAGATGGACATGTTGGAATTGGAACTACTCCAAATGCTACTTATGCTCTTGATGTAAGATCCAATGTTGCAAACTATGTAGCATTCTTACTTAACTCTGGAGATAATGCAAACAGATATGGTATGAAAATGCAAGCTGGAGCAAATGATGGAAGTGGAACAACTTATTATCTTAGATGCGATGATGGTGATGGTGACGATGTAGTAGGATATTTACAAAATGTTGGTGGTACATTTACAGCAGCTGATCCATCTGATATAAGATTAAAAAAAGACATTGTTGATACTACTATAAAAGGTCTTGATACTGTAAACGAAATGAAGATTAGAGACTTTACATATAAAAAGAATAACTTAAGATCTATTGCTGGATTTATTGCAAACGAATTAAAAACAGTTTTCCCATCAGCAGTATCAGGTGAAGAAGATGCTACGGAAGATATATTAGATGATGATGGCAATAAAACTGGCGAAAGAATATTGCCTATGACAATATCTAGGGATGTACTTGTTCCAGTATTAGTAAAAGCAATACAAGAATTATCAGTTAAAGTAACAGCGTTAGAGAACGCATAACAAGGAGAGATAATGAGTAAAGTAAAAGATGCAGAAGTAGTAGAAGAGCCTAAAAAGCTTGTATGGAAAGAAGTTAGAGAAAATCTAATGACACAGCACAAAGATGCTGTAGAAAAGATTGATAAATATAATAAAGAAATAGATATTCTTACCAAGCAAGTTTTAAAGATTGAAGGGGCTGTTGAAGTTGGAGATCAAGTGAATCCAGAGGAAAAGAATGAAGGTTAAAGAAATAATGGAAAGAGCAGGCATGACCCAAACAGGTCGTGCCGTTGCTTATATAAAAGACGCTTTAGATGAGATTAATATTAGTTCAGAGACCCACGTAACTACGGAAAGAATTGACATAACTGCAGATCAAAGGTTTTATGATCTACCAAACGATTGTTTAAAGGTGCTTGATATTAGATGTAAGCATCATAACAATGAAGATGAAAAGTATAGATCAATACCAAGATCTATGTATGAACCTACAATAGTGGATGAAGATGGCAACTAAAAGAAAATACGCATATTATATAAAAGGTAACAAATTAGCTATAATACAAAGAGAAGATGCTTTAGCTGGATCTAGTAATGATGAATATGGAATGTATAAAAGTCCTACTGAAAGCATTGCAGATGGATTAGAAATACAATATGCTTATACTCCAACATATAGAATAGAGACTTCAAATGATGTAGATAAGAATATAACTCAATATCAATCTACTGATGGGAAATTAAGTATAGCTGATAATTCCTCAGCATATATTAATTATGCAACTACCTATGGATTAGCTGCTGACAAATATATTGTTTTAAAGAAAGCAGGCAAATTTAATGGATTACATAAAGTACAATCTTTATCTAATAATTCAGGAACAAATAATAAAATTACACTAACTACTGAATACAATGGCAGTGAAGCAGTATGGACTGATTTTGAAGAAGTCCCTGAATTATATTATGTTATATCTGTTTTACAAGATGAAACATTTGAATTAGATCTTAGTAGATATCATGCTAATGCTGTAGTTTACTATTTAAAGGCTAAAATAGCCGAAGATGCAGGAGATTTTGAAAAAAGAGAGTTCTTCATGAGAGAATTTAAAAGACAACTAGAGAAGGGTGTTTCTGCCCTTAAACGTGGGCCTTATATAGTACAAGGCTTTAAATCAATGACATAACACCCGTTCACGCACAGCCAGTGCTTAGGGAAAACTCAAAAAGGAGATAAAAATGGCAGCAGGAAATAAGGCTTATACAGTACAAGAATCAAATAATCCATACTTTAAAGGAGTTGTTGGGACTAGCTCAAGCACTCCTTCAAGGGCTATAGTTAATAATGCAGCAGCTGCTTCTATAAATATAACATTTGCAGATGGAACGGTTGGAGCTGTTTATATGTTGCAAGGTGTATTGTATGAAATATCTGCAACAGCATCAAGCGCTAGTGTTTTATACTTATATTAAGGAAAATTATGAATTATTCTTTGTTTGACAAATTAGGACAACATATAGATATTACAGCAGGTAGGAATGCTAAAGCTCCAATACATCCACCTAATACACCTGCACAGCATACGCCTGAACTACAAGATGTAGCTAAGACTAAAGCTCCTACCAATATAACTGGCATGAAGTTTACACATTCTTTAATAAAGCATTTAGATCAGCTTTATAGTAAGATGTTGGCAGGCGAGGTTGCTGAAATAGCTTCAGAACCTAAACAAGACTTTAAACAAAAAGTTATTGAAGGCCAAACAGATTCTTTAGTTTTAAATCAAAAGGAATCTTATTATAATCCTGGCAATAGTGCTGTAACAGAGAGCTTCTAATGCCACATCCTAAAGTTAAAATATCAGACAACTCTGGGAATGAGGTTAGTGTAACCAATAACAAGCTTGATGTAGTAGTAGATTCATTAGACACTTCTCCTTCTACATTTAATACAGTAACAACTATAAAGGTAACAAGTGGTGATGATACAGCTTGGAATAGATTTGCAGACGTCTCATCTCTAGAAGTTCAGATACAATCTCTTTCTGCAAATGTAGATAATTTTTATATAGCAAAGTATGATGCTAGCAGTCCAGTAGAAGGTATAGAGCTTATACCATCAGCTTCAGTTTCATTAGCTATAAATAACTTGCAATTATTATCTTATAGAAAGGTTGCACATACAACTAATAGTCAAGTTTTATTAATAACGGTACTTACTAATGCCTAGAATACAAACTAAAAGCGTAGGTGGAGGAGCTGAAACCTTAAATGAGTTAGGAGACTTTACAAGAGGATCAGACGCTGTATCTTCTGGCAATTACACAACTTTAATGCCTAATATTGGAGATATATATTATAGAACTGGTCAAGCTACGCCAGAATTATATATAAGGCAAAGTGACACTATTGTTCATAGATTAGATATAAATGAATGGAGCAGTAGTGGATTTGATTTTACTCCAGTAGCCTATGATCCTAATGCTACAGATATATGGTTTGATGCAGACACTTCTGGTACTGCTCAAACTTATCCAGACTGCATTATAGGACAATCAGTAACTGTTTATGCTAGATGTACATATGATTTTGATAGTTCTAGCAATACTGCAGGAGGGCCTCCTAGAGCTCAAATTTGGGGAGCTAATTCAGGTGGTGGTTATAAAGACTTTACATCTGCTTCAGATTATAAAAATACTGTCTCATTTACAGTTATGAAAAATACAGTAGGAAATATAGGTGCTGGCTGGACTTCTGGGTCAAGTTCAAATTTTACACATGATGATGGTGGGTGGGCTGGAGCACAAGTTGTTGATGACAATGCTGGAAATGGCTATATAAAGTTTGGACAATATAATATATGGGGAGGAACTAATGACTCTGCTATCCCAAATGCTGCAGATTTAACGACAAATGCTGATGCTGGAAATAAATCTTTGCAGATGTCTATTGCAAGCTCTAATGATTTTAAAACTGGAAACGCTGACTATAAACAGATTTCTTATGGGTCTAATTGCAGAGTTTTTTTTGCAATAATGGATGGATTAGGGACTTTAAGTCAGTATAAGATTTCTAGTAACACTAGCTTTTCAGGTGCTGAATTTCAACCTTTTGCTGGAGTTGTAACTGGAGTAAGTTTTAATAATGGATATATTGCTAAGAATTATGATGTATATTATACAAATGCTTTATATCCAGCCTCAACAAGATATTTTAGGGTTGAATAATGCCATTTCCTCTTAAAATATCAGAAACCACAGATGCAGTTAGAAAAGGACTCTCTTTATTTACAGAGAGTGAGGTTCATGACTCAGTAATATTAAGAGCAGACAGAATATACTCACTAGATAGTGATGGAGGAAGTTCTACTTTTGTATTTTGGATTTTTAAAATACAAGACGAACTTTCTAACGAATATGAATGGAGAGATTTTACATTATCTGTTAATGCAAGTTTATCAGATATAGGAGATGCCATAGTTTCTCATGCAACTGCAAGTTTATATAAATTGCCTTATGATGAAGGGATTGAAAAACAAGATGGCATTTTACATACAGTTACAACTGGTGGTAGTAGCCAGGGAGTTAATGGAAGAGTTAAGGAGGCTGTAGACGCATAATGCCAGAATATGGAGAAGTACTTAAACCAGCAGGTGGTGGAGGAGATACAGATTGGTCTTTAGTTAGAGGTCGAGATGTAACTTTACCATCACCAATAAAGATTGAATCATTTGCTTCTTATAATGGTGGAGCTGATACAATTATCACTACAGGAACTGCGACTACTGGTGAAATCCATAGATTTTCTGAAGGAGATCAAGTTACAATCGTCTCAAATCTTGGAGACGATGAATATAATGGAACACATACAGTCTTGGGAGCAGGGCTTACAGTATATGCTTTTGTTATAGACAAAGCGTATGTTGCAACAGATGCAACAAATATAAGAGTTTATGGGCCACCTGCTTCATCTATTAGTGACTCTGCATTATTTTTAACAGATACTGCTGGGAATGGAGATCAATCAAGCACAAAGCATGTAAAGGCTTCTACTATTGCTTCCTACGTACAAATTGGAGCTCCTTTAGCTAGGGGAAGTATTATAGTGGGAAATGCTTCAGGTGTGAGCTCTTTATTGGCAGATGGCACAGCAGGACAAGTGTTAACAGTTGCAAGCAATGGACAAGATTTAGAATGGGCTTCTGGAGGTGGAGGTGGAGGTGCTTCAGCTTTAAACGATTTATCAGACGTCACATATTCTAGTAATGATTTAAGTATAAGCAATTTAGATACTATAAACTTTGCTAATGGAGCCGATTCTGTTTTGCAAGTATTAGCAACAACTGGAACGACAGCGGGCAGAGATTTAACAATATCTGCAGGCTCAACTGCAACAGGAAGCAATAATATTGATGGTGGAGACTTAATACTTAAAGCAGGTGGTGGAGACGGAACTGGTACTTCTCAGATGTTTTTTCATACAAAAATGAGTGGTACCGATACAGCAGCAGAAAGGCTTAGGATAACAAGCTATGGAGCTGTTTATGCTCAAGCATTGCAAGTAGGTAGGGATGGTGTAAATGATAATGCTTTATTATATGTAGGCGGATCATATGGAGGAGCAAGTGCAAATATAGCGTTATCTACTGTTTATGGTTATATTAGAGCTGGTGAAAATGTAGGGAATATAGCAGATGCTGCTGGAGTAAATCATGCTCATGCTAGATGGATTTTTGATGGCAATATAAGATTTGCAAATAGCGAAGACAATAATCCTACTAAAGATTCTGCAATAACTCTTTCAAGGAATAATGCTTCAAGTGTAGGCAGTAAATTATCTGTAAATGGAAGTCCTCAGCCAGGCCATGCTTTTACAAAGCAAACTGTTGGAACTATTCAATTTTCCAGAGATGCAGAAGATCTTCATACTGGTGCTAGACTGCGTATAAAGACAGATGATATTCCAAATATAGAGCTGTCAAATGCATTGCATTTAAATGGTAGCTCTGATTATGTAGATCTTGGAGATTATAATCTTGGGAATAAATCCTTTACAGAGCTTGCTATACATGCAAGGATATATGTAGATGCCCTTCCTGGAGCTGGAAATATAAATACTATTATAGGTAAATATGCAACTGGAGCTCGTGAATGGCAGCTATATCTAGATGAAAATGGAGCTGTAACCTTTGACGTTCAACATACTGTTGGCGATGATACTGCAGCTTATAAAGCAACTACTCCAAATAGTGTGATTGCAACAGGAAAGTGGTACACTATCTTAGCTAGTTTTCATAGGGATAGAAAGACTAAGGTTGTAGTTGTTTACGATGATAGTGGTACAACAAAGTATCATGTAGGTTTATCTTCTGGTAATTTTGGTAGCTCAGATGCAATAACAAATACAGCTCAAAATATATTTATAGGAAAAGGAACAACAAGTAATGACTTTTTTGATGGAAAAATTATGGAAGTTGCTACGTGGGGCCTTGATTTGTCTGGTGGAGATACTGACTATGCAGCTACTTCGTCTGGAAATCCTGTTACAGCCACATCTGATTTAGATTTATTAGAGTATGCAAAAACATTCTATAATGCAGGTGCTAGAAATAACTTACTTTTTTTAGCTGAAGGATATTATTCAGGAGGCGTTCAAGCCCCTGCTCAACGGTACACTCACTTGACTGGCTACTGGGATTTTAACGAATCTTCTGGGAGTATTGTATACGATCGCTCTGATGTTTATTATAAAGTAACATCTTTTGACGAGCATGATTTGCATCATGGTATTATTTATGGAGGAGAATGGGTTGCTTCAGGATTAAGCCTTGCAGGTTCTAGAAAATATTTAAATGTTGCAAATTATCCATGCTCTTTATCTTTTCAAACTACTAGAGAAAATAGTATTGAGCCTATAGAAAGACTTAGAATAACAAGCTCTGGAGAAGCTGCATTCCAAAACCTAAACTCTAGTGCATTATTGTTTTCTGATAATACAAAGTATTTGGATGCAGGATATATAGATAAATTGACCAATTCTACGACTTTTACTATAAATGTATGGGTAAACTTAAACCTTTCTGCAAATCGTGTTATTTGGAAAATGGAAGATGATGACGTCAGTGAATATATATATTTGCAAGTAACCACTAGTGGTAAATTAGAACTTTATTGGGTAAACACAAGTGATTCTGCTGTTGGGACTGCTGCTGGTCAAGCAGTAGATACATATGTTAAAAAAGATACAGGAGGCAATCAATTAGTTTCACAGGATAATTGGCATCAAATAACAGTTGTTTATAATGGAAGCTTGGCAGCTACTAGTCAAACTGAATTGTTTCGCTTAAAGATGTATTTAGATGGTCAGCATGTAACTGATTATGCTGGAGAAACATCTGGAACTGGAAGTGCTGGTACTGCTGACACAATAACTTGGAACGATAAAGGATCAGCTACTCCTGCAGCCAATGAAAGCATTCCTTTGAAAACTCCAAATTTTACTGGTGGTAAATTTTTTCTTGGAGATGATGGAACAAATTCTATAGTAGGAACTTTAGGAGAAAGCTCAGTATGGACTGTCGCTTTAACAGGGGCTCAAGTAAAAACTTTATACAACGAAGGAAGTCCCTATGACGTTTCTACAATGGAAAAAGATGCTTTAATAGCCTATTGGAAGATGGAAGAAATAACAAGTGCTAATAAAGTAGTTAATTCTATTAAAAGTGGAACATATGATTTGACAGCAGTTAATTCTCCTATAGTCTCTGTATTGCATCAATTACCAGCAAAAACTTTACAAGTAGCTGCAGATAATGTTCAGACTTTTAGAAATCCTTTTTATATGCAAAATAACTATATATCAGACAATGTAGGGTCTTCTATAGTTAGTTCAAATGCTGATGGTAATGGTGGAATGTATATTAGTCCAGATGGAAATGTATCCTTAATGGATGAAAGCACATGTATAGAAGTACAAGATCCAATTGGGACAAACGATCCAGATACATACCTTACAGTCTCAGGAGTTACGCAATTAAATGAAGCTGATAACTGGACAGTTTCTATTTGGGTATATCCTACTGCATTAGGTTTTGCAAATGCATTATGGAGGTTTCAACATGGAAATCCTGCAACTAATCGCTATATCGCATTGCGAAGTACACCAACTGTAGGATTTTTTGTTAATTTTTATGACGCTAGTGGAGGTTCTACTGTACATCAACAATTGATTACTCCATCAGGCACACTAGAGCTTAATAAATGGGCTCATTATGTAGTTACTTATGACAGGAGTCAATTTGATAATAGTGCAGCAGATAATGGTACTTCAAACATGTGTAAGGTGTATAAAGATGGCGTTCAGTTAACTCTTACTTTAGGAGGAACTACTACAGACAGTATTGTTGGCTCTTTATTAGATGATGCTTATACTTTGATCGATGGAAGCAATCCTAATCCTGCTTTTTGGATAGGAAATTCTGGAGGAGGAAACTTTGAAGGAAGGATAGGAGAAACAGCGTTATGGAATAGAACTTTAACAGCTACAGAAATAACAAAATTATATGACAATGGACATCCTTTTCCTCCAAATGCAATATTAGACGATGATACGAATCTGTTAGGTTATTGGAAAATGAATCCTCAGCAAGATACAGATAAAGATGGTGCTTGGGATGATGAAACCACTCCTGCAAAAGATACTTGGTTTACTACGCCTGTAACTGCTAGTGGAGGGTTTAATCACGCTAATGGCTGGGGTTATGGAGGCAATCATCATAAGGTTATCAATGAAGTTTCAGAAGGCGTTCTTGATGCATACATAAAGCATTATAACTCATCGTATTATTATAAAATAGTGCCAGGATTGCCTGCAGCCAATGCTCAAATGACTAATGATGGGTTTAGTGTATTAAGAGGAGGCTTTAAAAACTATCTTTTAAATCAAACTTCTGGATTTTTTGTTCCTCCAACAGGAAATACTATTTTAGGAACTTTTAATGCTACTCAAAAAGGTGTAACTCCAACAGGCGTAACTTCTAACAATACAGGAATATCTGCAGTTGTAGACTCGTCTACTCCTACAATTGTTGGAACTGTTAATAATATAGGTGCTGAGATTACTGTTACTGGTGGCACAAGTGGTACTCAAAATAATACTGCATTATCTTTAAAAGCTACAGGAGCTGATACAAATACTCATATTAAATGCTTATATGATGATACTAACTATATGACTATAGCAACTGGTGCCAATGGAGCTACAACGCTTTCAACTGAAGATAGTGATGGAACAGCTGCTAATCTTGTTCTAGATATAGATGGAGATATTGATTTAGATTCTGCAACTGGAGAATTTAAGTTTAAAGCTAATGGTGGCGATCCTATGGCGTTAATTACTGACGATAGTACTAGAACTAGTTTAATAATGTATGAAAATGCAGGCGCAAGTACTACTGATTATTTTAAAATCCAAACAGCTACTCATGGGTCAACAGTTCTATCTACAATTGATGATGCTGCGTCTGCTGCTAATTTTACAATAGATGCAGATGGAGATATAAGTTTAAAGACAAAGCCTGGTGGATCAATTACTTTAATAGAGAATGATGGAACTGCATATACGCCAACTGCTGCGTCTGATGCTGTTCCTTTAAGTCATATGCCTTATGTTTTATACTCGCAATTTCAGGATGATATGGGCACAAGTAAGCATTATCTTCCACTTAGAGGGTATTTTGAGCAATCTTCAGTTGGTGGTGAGCCAACAGGTATTGTTTCACCATTTAATTTAAAATTGCAAAAAG